ATAAACTAGAAGATGAAACAGCAAAATCAATAGGCATGGTTAAGAAACACTTTAGTTCAGGAAAATATCCTTTTAAAGAAACATTAAATCATGCAGATATGTATTACGGACAGAATTTTGCAACTCTTGACGAAGACTATGTTTTTAATAATCCATCACAAGAACAGATAGTAGACAAGATGTTCTTGTTATCAGGTTTTCCATGTATATCTCAACAGGCAAGTTTAGCAGACAAAGGAAGAATGTTCGATATTAAAGTTATGTTATCTAATACAAATAACCCTTATATGAGACCACAGAATATGATTAATCCAGCAGCTTTACACAGAAGAAGACATTTATTTAGAGTGAAATTGAAAGATGAATTCGCTATGGAAGGAGCAAATGCCAATGAATATATTATTGATGAAAAGAAGATTATTGATGCAAAAATAAATAGAACAAGAGGAGACCACTTGTTAGTTGATTACTTAGACAGTTTAAAAGATGAAGTTGTCACTATTGGAGATTTTAGAGCAGAAAATATGTCAGTTGATCAAGCAAAAGAACTAATTTGTGCATTACTACAAAAACAATATCAAACAGAAGAACAAAGATTGTTAAATAGAGATGGGACTCAGTGCTATGCTAGAATTGCATATGAGAAATTGATGCAAGACTTGAAACATTGGGATATAGAATTAGGAAAAGACGAAATGCTAACTACAGCATCAGTTTTCACAAGTGTCAGTAAGAAAATACAGGACTTTGATCTTAAATTTAAAAATGCAGAAGGAGTTTCAGATGCTGCAAAGAAAGAGCATGCAGAAAAATTAAAACAAAAAATGATTAAGGATATAGAAGTTGTAAGCAAAGTAATTCCATATATAAAACAGGAAGATGATGCAATATCCCTCCTTAATACAGAACAAGTTGCATATTTTGGAGAAGCAATAGATGAAACTAATTATAGCTTAGGAATTAAAGAAATCAACAATCAACGATATTATTATTTACAACCAGGAATAATGAAAGCAAGAAAAGGTCCTATTAATTTTTATAAGTTGCAAATACATGAAACAAATTTGCAAAGTGGTAGTAAGATACAGATGATTTACTATCCAGTTGGAGATAGTGATGATGTTTTTTCAATATTATATTGGTTAATAGAATTTTCAGCATGTAGGAATGAAGAACATTTCAAGAGAGAAATTGGCATCAGACGAATGGAATTAGTCAATACAAGTAAATTAAAAATTTGGAAAGAGAAACTTAAAGTAATTCATTATAGAACTTTAACAGTATGTGAAAAAGCCCTTAAGTTCCTCACTTCATGTGCTATTGATTATATAGGAAAACCATTGTTTCAAGGGATGTTAGTTGGAATTACGATTGTTGGAATGTTTTATACTTTAGGAGCCATTGGAACGCTTTTAGCTCCTAAAACGCAAAACGTAGCCTATACAAATGTAGTTCGAACTAATAGAGTTCCCACAGCAACAGCCAGGAGTTCTACAGGAGTTAATCAAATTAAACAGGAAATAGAAGTAGAGAATCCAATAACACCTTTTGTCGCAAAGCAAAATAAATCAAATGACACAGGTTTAACAAATTGCGATGATTCACAGTTTATGAGAGATGCAACATACAAAATTAGATATTATGCAAAGAAAGATAATGTCAAAGTTGTAGAAATCATAGGAACAATAATTGGACTTAAAGGAAATCTATTTTTAACATGTAGACATAATGTTGATAAAATCAAAGAAAGTATTAATCCAGTAGAGTTAGAAGTATATGATTCAAAATATTCATCAAACCCAAATTTTACAATTAAAAAATATTTTATTAGAAGTTCAGACATTGAGTATATTAAGGATGAAGATGCAGCAATTATGGTAATTAAAGGTTTTAGA